AAAGATTTTTAGCCATAACATATCCACGATTCTCAGTCCAAATTTCATGTTCTGGCGTACATGTGATACTTTTACCAGTTGCATTATCGGTAATTTTCATTACTTTAGTTGATTTATTCATTAAAGCTGAATCAGTAACAGTTTTATTTTCAATTTTACCTGTCACATGGTCAAACGATTTAACAATATCACCAATTTTTACTTCATCAAGACGTTTAACTTTACCATCAGCCATCTTAACTTTAGTATTACCAGCAAGACAAAGATTTGAACTACCAATATATCTATTAAGCATTGAAACTAAATTTACATTCTCATCATGGAATAAGTAAATATTACCAGTTTCTGAACGCTCTTTAAAAAGTTTTTCCCAGAGTTCTCTAGCATTAATAGTTTTACGACGGATTGTTGATTTATTTACGTACTTATTATATTGTTGTACAAATTCATCACCAACTTTACCAATTAAATTAGGAGTATCTTTTGGATCAAATAAATGAACATCTTCATTATTAAATACTGCTTCAACCAAAAATTCATTTAATTTTAAAGCGTATTGTAATCCGCGTGCACGGTTTTCATCAGTACCACCATTTGATTTTAACGAAAGAATATCATTAACATCAATATGCCACCATGAAAAGTATATTGCTAAAGCACCCGGGCGTTTACCACCTTGATTCCAAGCCTTCATAATTGATTCATAATATTTCATGAATGGTACAGGACCAGAACTATATCCCTGGGTTCCTTCAATATAGCCACCTTTACCACGCAGCGCTGTAATATCTAGCGCTGTTCCACCTTTAAATTTAGAATAAATTCCTAAGTTTTTACCAGTATCTAAAATGTTATGTGAATCATCATCAAGAGTATTTAAAACACACGAACTCAATTGTTGGCCGGGTGTTAATGCGTTCAACATAATTGGAGTTGCTTTAGTATATTCATGTTGTGAAATTGCATTATACAATTCAATAACCCATTTAACTCGATCACGTTCATTAACCATTAAAGCCATCGCAACACGCATATATGAATGTTGTGGTAGTTCTAATATTTTAGTTTTAGAATAATTTAAACAATACTTATCAAAGAAAGTTACTAATCCTTTGTAGTTAAATAACAAATCTCGTTCTGGTTGAATGGCATCATTAATTTGATTTAATTCTTCATCTGTATATTTACTAAGAGTATTTTTATCATAAATCTTATGCTCTAAACCCTTATGAATTATTTCAGATATGTGTGGGTACTCATCAGCTTTAGATATATTGTATGTTTCTTTATAGATTTTTACAAGTTCTAACTTGGCAGCGACATCTTCCCAAATAGGTTGAAGCATACTAATTTTATTAACTGCAGTTACAATTAATTGCTGGAACATATCTTTAATATGAATTTCTTTATGTAACTTAATCTCAGTATCACGAATTAGCTCTTTAGCCATAAATTCTTTACCATCACAAGCCCATAAACAAAGATTCCACATCTTATTTGGTTGGAATGGTTCTTTATGTCCGGCACGTTTTATGATAGTAATTTTTGATGCATCCATCGTATCTTGGTTTGAAACATCAACTTGCTCATTTGAAGTTACTGCATTACCAAGCTTCTCAAGTGGAATTGTGTTATATCTTTTAGCTTTTTTATTCTTATTTTTATTTCTACGGGCCATTTATTTCTTCCACTTAAATTTTAATTTACCTTCGGGGAGGTCATTCTTCATAATGCCAATTGAGTAAACGGCTAAGTCGCTTTCCTGTAATGCAGCATTATCTTTATTTAAATCTTTATAATTCTCAAACCATTGTACAACATCTGTTTTTTCCTGATTATAAATTTTATTTTTACCTAATTGAACACGTCTTAAATCAACATAAAATTTTAAAAATTGTTCAAATACTTTTTCTGTTAAAGATGGTATTTGTGCAATACTCAATAAGTATTTAGCAAAAGACATTTCATCATCATAAACTCTTGAAAATGTATTATCAATTAAATCACTATACCATTGTGATTCCATTATCTCAGTAAATCCTTCAACCTTTTCTTTCTTAAGAATATTAATTGTTCCTGAACACATTGCTGTATGTAAATCTTCATCGAAATTAATCAATTTAATTATACGAGTGCTACCTTGGATTTTATTATTATATGAGTTATTGATAATATATGTTACTAAGAAAGAAACATAGAATTTAATACCTTCTAATGCAAAAATGTTTACCAACAATTCAAGAACTAGCTTTTTCTTTTCTTCTAAAGAATCAAGATTATTGATATTCTTAACGCGGGTATATAATTCAACTTCTTTATCAATGCGATGTTGAATTTCTGGATAATCTTTTATTTTATCAAATATTGCTGTACTGTCTGTGAAGATACCACGAAGAATATGAGAATAACTTAAACTATGAATAAGTTCAAAGTATCCCCATGTTTTAAACATTGCTTCAAATTCTGGATTAGTACATAATTCAGCAATAACTTCTTCAAGACCTTTATTTTGTCCTGAGTCCATTAATGTTTGGAATAACCAAATTCTTATCATTACTTCCTGAATACCATTAGGCAATTCAAAGAATTTTTGAGCATCATTAACCATTGAAATCTCATTTGGATTCCAAAATGCGTTTCTTTGTTTTTCTTCTTGCTGAACAGCAAATTTGTATGTTGGATTGTCGTATCTTTGAAAACCTGAATATTCACCAAAAAATATTTTTTCTTTTGATTTAGATACAACCAGATTTTCAGTATTGACTATATTACGTGACTGAATCATTATTACCTTTTTATTTTTAATTATACAATAGAGATACTTAAATTATGATTAATTTAAGCATATGTTTATGTAGTATTTATTTTTTGATTATTATACTACCAAATCCGTTAAAAAAGGCACTGAGAGTAACCTCAGTGCCCAATATACATTATTAATTTATATTAAAATGTAGTTAATGTAAGAGCAACCCTTGCCCAAATATCTGGTACTCCATCAGTATATGTCGCAACACAATAATACAAGAAGTTATTGTCTATAGCAATATCAGTTGCTGAATCGCCTGCTTGACCTTTTGATGATGTTGGGGGTGTTGTAAATTCTGCTTTTGTTAATAACAATGTATTCATTGTACCAGCAAAATCAGGATCATCTGCAATAGCTGCAGAAATTTCATTTAATGTATCTAAACCTACTGGTGCGCCAGCAACTAAATTTGTTACTGCTGTACTTACTGCATTATCAGTATATGTTACTGTAGAAATTTGTGAAAAATCAACTGAGCCTTCAGCATCAGTTGTAATTATGATTGATTGTCCTGTTCCAGCTTTAATTTCTAAACTACCTGTGTTAGGACCTTGAATTAGACTTGGCATTTATGTTCTCCTTTAAATTATGTTCCAAACCGAGTTATCACCCAGTGTTATTGTGATGTTATCATTCATTGAAAGTGGTCCAACACTTAAAGCGTTATTCCCAGCAAATATTGTTACATCTTGTGTTATAGCAGATGTGTGTTGCATAATACCATCATCGTTATATTTGGTATTATTTATCGTTACATCCATTTCAGCTTTAGTATAAACATCAGTACTATTAGGCTTTACCGAAAGTAAAGCATCTGTTTCTGTTTGTGAATATGAATCTGAAACATCTCGTTTTAATTCATCGCTATCTTCTAAATTTCCAGCGATCCACGCGTCTTCAATTGTTGTTGTTAATGTTAAACCAGTATTGCTAACCTTCTTAAGCCATTTGATAACATTACTATTACCAAAATCTTCGCATACGATAATGCGACCAATGGGTACTTTATCAATTCCTGTTTGCAAATCATCAGCAAAATGATAATTTGGTTTTAACTTATATGCCATTATTTATTCTCCTTAATATCGGGATTCAAGTCCCAGTTATGGTCTATTATGGTTGGTCAACCCAAGCATGAGTAACAAACGTATTTTTTATACCAACTAAATGATATCGAGCTGGTAAATCTATAACGGTTGCACTATCTCTATGAATTGCTTTCATTTTAACGATATTACCTGAAACGTAACCATAGTGATATTCTGATTGATTTAAATCCCATGTTAGATTATTATCAAAACCAGCGTATGGCGTATGGCCTGCTTCAGTATTAAAATCGTGTTCTGTACCTGTAACAGTTGGTGTAACAATAACTGTCCAAGTGTAATCAGTATAGTTTGCAATACTAAAATCAATATCTAAAGTTGGTTCCCAAGTTCCATTAAAGTAGCCTTCTCTAACTATCATCATATCTTGTGTATTTGCACTGTGATAAACTGTTCCTTCAGATACTAATGCATTAGTGTTATCATAACGTCTCATTAATATGTTTGGTTCACCTGCATATCCAGCAACTTCATCAGTATCAAAAAATATTTCATTAATTGATAACGGTGTTACTGCTTCATTAGCAAGATGAGCTGCTTTATTTGAAACTGATGCAATAGAAAAATCTGTTACTTGAGTAGACGCTTTATCTATTCGAGTATATTTCCAATGTTCAATTCCACCAAGCAAATCAGCATCTAAATTTGATCCTATTCCATCAACACTTATTAATTTTGATAACACATCAGATGCTGTATATGTTGTACTATCAAGTTTAAGCGCTAGTGCTGTATTAATTTCTGTTTGAGTGTATGCATCAAGAATGCCATATCCGGTAAGTGTTGTAGATGCATTCGCCTTTGCAGTATCCAATGTTGTATATTGATTTGATAAATCTGTACTAGTTGCAAAACCAGCAACCATCGTATCAACCTCAACTGCTGAATATGAATCTGAAACATCTCGTTTTGCTGTTAAGAATGTATCAATCTCAGTTGTTGAATAAATTTCACTTCCAAGAACAGAACCATTACCAATTACAACAACTTCACCACCTGTTAACGGCGTAACAAAATCTACAGTAGAGTTAGCATAAGTATAAAGTGTTTCAGCTTGTAAAGAACCATCAACAAAAACTGATGGACTTTTTAATACAAAACCTGTAGTAAATTGAAATTGTAAAGCACCAGCTATAAATGTTTCTTTTGATAATGTTAATGAAGAATCATAAGTAATACCAGCAAATATTGAAACATTTTCATTTTCTACTGTAGCATTTACTAGCACTATACCACTACTACTAAATGTATATCTAGCATCATCAAGTAATACCCCATCAATAAACACCATTGGTCTAGAATCAATATTAAAACTTGTTGAAAATATTGTTTGACCCGCAGTAGCAACATAACTTTGATTTTTTATAATAGATCCTTTTGAAAGAGCTACTGAATCCAAAGTAATTAATTCCCAATTAACTGTATCTGTACTAAATGGAGTATTGCCAAAGTTCTGAGTAATTCTTGATTTATATATTAAATCTTGATAAGAAACGTACTCATCTCTTTCATAAATCTTTGCAGTCGTCCATGGCGGAAGAGTAACACCGGTTAAAATATCAATAATTGATTTTAATTCTCGTGTTTCTCTTTTAAGACGCATTATTCCTTTATTAAGAACAGTTTCATTTGGTTGCTGTCTATTTTTTATTCTATAATTGTTAAAAAAGTCTTCTAATGTAACAAACATGTATTCATCCTATATTAAAATGTGATCGTCCAGACTATTCGTAACAAAATAGCACTATCTTTGATTTTTGCTTTAAATGTTTTCATTGAGAAAATTCTATTATTTGAATATAACGCTGCTTCAGTAAAAATAGAAGTTGTTCCATTTTGTAAATTACCTGCATTCGGCGCAAAATCAAAAGTAAATTTTACCGATGTTCCTGTTTGTAGAACCGTAACAGTACTACCAGCACCGACGTCATCTTCTGTTATTGATGCAGCCAATGTTCCAGTAGGCGAAGCATTTGTGCCGGGTAAATCAAAATTAATAGTATAATTATATGGAGCCGTTGCACCTAAATATTCCCAAAGCGTTGTATCACCAACATTAGTATCATTAATTAAGTAGCTTGTTATATCGTCACCAATATATTTGTAATATCCTGCTGTAGTAACATTAATATTAAAAATATCATTTTTTCTAATTAATGCAACAATATCTGATGAATTAAGAATTGATGCTGGAGCTTCTGAGAATAATCTATCTCGCTCTTTAACAAAACCATCTTCTTTACCCTTAGCTGTAACAATAGAGTCACCAACATGTCCAAGTGTACCAAGAGTAATTTTATTAATAAATGTGTTTGTATTAAGATTTGAAAATAACTCGGACATAGTTTCACGAGCATCTTCCATAATTAAATTATCTTCTTCCCATTCATCAACAATTTCACCGGCGGTATCAATAGCTTGGATTTTAAAATGTCCTTTGAAATTAATGTGATCTTTCATTATTAAACCTCAAACCAAAGTAGCAGTGGATTACCCGCATCATCTCCAATCGATGCTCGATATAAAATATCGGTTGTTGTATTTAGCCAAAGATCACCCGCTTTAGTTTCTAAAACATTTGGTGGTGTTGCTGAACTTGTAAACTTTACATAATTTAAAAGTTCAGAATCCAAGTCAAATGCTCTATTAATTGCAGTTGCAGCATCTGCAGCAGTTAAACCCAGTGGGTACGGCGAATATCCGTCATTTGTAGCCATGTTTTTTATCCTTTATTTCAAAAATTTTATAATATTTATACATTAATCACCTTGCGTATAGAGATAGAAATTATCATTTGAATATAGATATTGATCATCTCCAATTGATTCATCAGTATGTAAGTAATATCCAGATGTTGAATAAGCGTAAATTAAAAAATCTTCTTGACAATAGTCTGGACTAGTTACAACAAGAAAATCAGATGAATCAATTGGTGTAACTTTTCTACCATAATCAATGAATGTTTCTTCACCTCTTAAGTAGTAATCATTTGATTCAGCATATATATTACCTAAGTATAATTTTCCATCTAATATTAATTCTGGTGGTAAATTATTAAGATCACTTATTCCATTATCAGTCATATACGTTAATAGAAAACCATCTTCATCAGCATAAGTTGTAGGAATTGTTAATTCACCAATTTCTTTGATAATGTACGTATCAGTACTAGCATGTCCACCCATAAATGTTGTATCTGCCAATGCCGTATTAGCCAATAAACCAGTAAAGTTTGGAGTAGTTCCTAAAAATGTAGTTACATTAAACTTAAGTTCTATAGCCGTTTGAGCGACTCTAAGATCATCAGACTTATAATATAGCGATTGTAATGGTTTACCATTACCAGCAAAAATTGTTGCTTGTACTGTAAATTCACCTTGTAATTGAGGGGCACCTAAAGTTATCACTTGATCTAAATTACCACCTACATCTGTTGATGACGGTGTTGTTACATCATTTCCAGCTTGATCCGTTACTACAATATTAAACGTTGCACTAACTGGTCCTTTACCAGTTACTCGTATTGTATTAACCAAGTTATGAGAATTATCTTCTACTAATGTAAGATAAAAATCGTTTGGATCATTATGATTTAAACCATTTGCTGTATAATAGCTTGTGTAATCAACACCGGCCTCTGTTGTTGAACCGCTAATTGTGTATATATCACCAGCTAAGTTGTATGTGTTTACAACAATTGAAAAATCGCCATTACCATCTGGGGTTACTACAGTATCAAAACTATTTCCAAATTCATCGGCAACAGTAAATGTTACATCATTTATCCATTGTGATTTACCACTAACAGTTATATCGAAATGGGAATCCAATTCAGCACTAAATGCAACACCGGTATTATACGATTGTGTTGACTCATCTAATCCTGGGTAATACGGGTATGAATCTCCACCAACATTGAATGCATAATCAATAGATGTTAAATTAAAATAACTCTGTGCAACTTCACCATCATTTCCTTCAGCAACTTTAGTGATTTCAAACTCAATTAAAAATTGCTCAATAGTATCGGTGTACTCAAATTCATGATCAGTTTCATAATCAATATATAAAGACCAATGATCTGAAAAATCAATAATTGGATTATCAATACCAAGAATAAAGTCATTATAATCGATATAAAGGATTTCAATCGGATTAGTATATTGATATAAGTATGTTCCATCTGTAAATAATATAGATCTAAAACTTCTATCTTCAATAACCTCATCAACAAATTTATCAACGACCTTATTGGTTAAAACAGTTACTTGATTATTGTATTCAACTTCAGTAAATTTATTGCCAGTTAGTGGATTAAATCTTAATAGAAAATCAGCTTTTATATTTGTATCATCTAATTCTTCAGTAAATACAACGAATCGTCCATCTACATTTCTAACTTCAATTTCATTAACTTTATATATTAGAATTAAGCCAAATAATTCCTTTATTGATTCATCTATAATTTGCTTATAATCATACGTAAATCCTAATGGATGAGCAATTGGTTTTACAATATTCTCATACATCTCTTTAAGAACAGAGCCATACGAAGTAAAGTGAAAAGGTTTTACTTCAGTCAATTCTAAGTCATTTGTAATTTCAGCACTTTCTAAATATTTAGTTAGATTATATGCGTACTTAACGCCCAACTCAGTACCTAATTTTTCTTTAAAACTCTTATTTGTTATAAAGTGTTCATCAGAAATAATTCTCTCAACATCCTTAAGGAAAGGAGAATTACTATCTTCTGTTATGCCAGATTGATCAAATTTTGCTTTAATAATTTCATTTGATTGAGCAGTCTTTAGTGTGTTGTATAGTACTGAAAGATAAACATCAAGTAAACCTTTTCTTAAATTTAATTTAGAATCTTTTACAATTGCACTATCGTTTGCATCATAACTATTGTCATATATACTAGATATTGATTCTGCAACAGATGCGTTTTCCTCCAAATTTTCAATAAAAATTTCCATTGCATCAGCGATCAATGGAATACTTTTAATATTTTCTGGAGTTATCGCATTAAAGATTCCCTTTAAGTCTTTTGACATTTATTATACTCCTTGGGCAAATGTAACTCTTTTTAATCTTGGCAATACATTTTTCAATAATGAGAAGTTAGCCGAATTATAATTAATATTTAAATATCTATTTTTTCTAAACAGATCCATCTTAATTGGTGTACTTGTATATAAGGCAGGTGAAATATTTTTAACAATATTACCAGTAATATCACTTTGCTGGTTTTCTGCAGTTATAGAGTAACCTTCAGTTGTTAGATAAAAATTATCAATTGTAAAATCATAGAATCCTTCACTTGTTGTTAAATATGATTTCGGTGTGTTGTAATCAGTTTGAGCTGCTGTTCCATCTATCCAACCATTTGCATCAATAAATAATTGAACATAAATATATTTTCTAAATGAATTAACAACGTTATATGAACCAACATACACATCACCGTTATATGATAATGTATCACCAGCATTAACAGTGACACCTGATAATGTGATTGTTGTTAAATCGGTATCATCAAAGAACCACTGTGTATTATAAGTTAATGGGACACCATTTAAAGCAATAACAGTTTTATCAAACGCATACGCCGGTGTGGTAGCATCTAACTCAGTAGGATCATCAGGAACAACTTTAATATTTGTAAATGTAAATACTGTTTGTGCAGCTGTTGCAACAATTGATTCGCTTTGTTTAATTCTAATTGGTGCAACAATCATTGGATCCAATTGTTGAGTTATTGTTGCAGTAATATCTGCTTGTATACCAGACCAATCTGTATATAAATCTTGGCCAGTTTCACCTGCATATTCAATAAAATTAAGCGTATCAATACTTGGTAATACGTTATATAGCAAATAACCGCTATTATCAAAATAACTCTCATAAGGCACCGCCATTGGAATGAAAATATCTCTATATTCATCTAATGAATTTTCTTGCGATACATTTTTCTTAGTTAATAATAATTTTGTAGTTACTAAGTTATTAAAACCTGTTTCATCTGATAATGTTGTATCAATACGTTTCTTTATAGATGAATGGAAATATTCGGTTTCAAATTGTTCCATCTTAACTGTATCGTTAACACCAGTAAAGAAATTATTAACACTATTAAAAACGTTTTGATGTATATCTGATTTAGAAACAGAAATATTATATTTAAGAATAGTAATATCATATTCAAAATCTAAGAAAAACGGATGTCTATTATGAAATTCAAGAGTTGGAATTTTATAACCATCTAGAACATCCCAAACGCCTGGCTGAATTAATTGACCATCTTCGGTATACTCTGAAGATCTTATTTCATTATTTTCTAAGAATCTTGATGAGTAAAATTCTTCATTTAAATTAAATTGATCAACGTAATTTTGTTCACCAACAGTATAATTTTCAGGTAGTGTTGTAGGTGCAGGACCAACTAAAGTATAATCCCATGCTATATCACCCCAATCTCTAAGAATAAATTCGCTTTTAAATTCATCGGTATCAAAGAAACGTGGATTTTTTGAAGGTACAAAAGAGAACCAAATATGCCCTGGGCATTTAGGTAATTCATCATCACCACCCCACACTAAAGAATTATTAACAGGAGATTGTCTATTACAAATCGCTTCATAATCTGATTTTGTTACAGCTCTATTTGCGCTGTTATAAAATTTAGGAGCATTTAATTTAATACTTTCTAAAGATTCTTCATCAGTTCCTTCTGAATAAACTGATATACCAGTAATTGTACAATTCGGAATAGTGTGAAGTAATAATGCTGGATTATTAATATCTACTAATGCGCCGCTTGCTCCTGCTGTCGTTAATACATTGATTTCAACAATAGTTCCTACACGAATATCCTCACCAACACCACCTAATTTAAAGTATACTCTAGGAGTTTGGAACTCAATATTATCCATTCGAATGAATTCTTTATTAAGTTTTGCGTCTTCATCAATCATTACATTTCTTGATTTTTTCCATTCTTCTCTTGTAACAAGAATTCCAAAATCATCATAATATGTAAGGTAAACTTCAATACCATTTTCTTCAACATCAACGTATGGAATATCAATGTAATATTGAGGTACTTCAACACCAGTTGAATCTGTAACAGTTCTCGTTACCGTTACTAATGAATCAGCATTTTCTGTAAATGTATAAACATTACCTTCTTTAACAGGCAGCTCAATTTGATAACCATTAGCAACATCAATCAATTCAATTTGATTTCCGATATAGTAATATGTGTGAAACTCATCTTGGAATTTTGCATATTTAGGAATAGTATGATTTCCAGCAGTGAAACTTAATGTTAAAATATATGTGTATGATTGCTTATGCTGAACTTCATATCCTAATGCTCTGGCATCATAAAGTGCATTATCACGTCTTGTTGCCAATGGTAAAATTGTCTCATTAACATTAACTGCAGTATTAACATTTAACATACTTGTTAAATAAGCCATTGCCGTAATTAATTGTGATGTATTTGAACCTTCAGCAGTATCATAACCAGCAGCATCAAATTTAGTTTTAACGCCATTGTATAATTCATCAAAATCAAATGGAATTGTTGGTGTAATTTTTTCTGTCATAATTAAGCCTATGTAATTTTTTAATATTTATACCTTATTGTGCGAACCCAACAGATATTTGTTCATTAACATCTAAACCAGCATCTCTATATCTATATTGAATTGTCGCAATTAATTTATTAAACTCTGGAACTTCTTTAATTAATACATTCGTAATTATAATGCGCTGTTCCCAACGTCTAAGAGCTTCTCTTATATATCTTTTCATTAAATCTTTTGTGATGTCATCTAATTGGCTGAAAAGAATTTCATCAATCCTAGAACCAAATTCTGGCTTGCCTGGGAGTGATCCTTTTTTAGTTAAGAGAATATTTTTTATTGAATTATTGATAGCGGCCGTATCAATAACGGTTGTGTCAACAGCTCTGTAATCTTCATAAATTGCCATAGAATAATCCTTAATGGGTTTATTCTATTTATATCAACCTGTAAAAACGTTACCAGAACCTGCTATAATTGCACCACCGGCAGTATCAGCAGTGTCACCAATTCTTGCAACAGCTGATCCATTTATAAAAACAGTTGATGAACCATCAATTATTACAGCACCAATATGAGGAGGACATGATGAACCGCTTTTTATTGTATGTGCAGACATTTCGCCACCAACAACTGCTATAGGTATACTATTGGCATAAACAGACCCATCCGTTCCGGGTGTACCTATTGTTGTTATTTTTGAACATTTATGACCGGTTACTAATGAATCACCGACTCTAGCTGTTGCTGGCATTTTTCTTCCTTAATATCTATTTGCTAAATAATCTTTTATCCACGTTCCAAGATATGATAATGTGTTGCTAACTTCTAAGTTATAAGTTGTTTGATCCGTGGTTAAATCATCCCATGTTGCTGTAACCGTAATAATAATATTTATCGGGTCTGTTAAATCAGGAATAATTTTAAATATTTCTCTATTATCAGGAACATCTAAAATATGATCTTGAGTTAATATTTCTATTAAATCAGATGAACCCTTTGTGACATGTTGAACCTGATGATCAAATACATCAACTTCAAATTGCCCACTGACTGAACCATCTGTCCCAAATACCAATGGAGGATACACATAATTAAATGACGCAACTAATGATGTCAAAACTCTTGGAGTAGCAGGAAGCTCAACTTCGTCAGTAACACCAAAATTTAGTGCTAATGGTTCATACAATTCCCTAATAAAAGGATTTGCAGTTTCATCTAATGTCGGGTCTGGACTAAATACAGCAACCATTAGTTCAGATCTCTAATTTTCATAAGCTTATGTCGACTTATTCCGGTTGCCGCTATCGCATCTTTAATTGATTTGTAATATACACCATCGATGGTAATGTCATAACCAAATCCATTAGTTCTAGACTTATTGTTTTCTTTCATATATGCACCAATAGATTTTGCTGAATCTGACATTTTATTAATTGTTTCATCATTATGGTTCCAGCCAACATGCTGCTGTCTAAATTCACTAATTTTATCTCTTGATTCTTTAGAATGTGTTTTACCGTACATACCATTCTTATCACCAGTCCGAGATTTAGACATTTTCATTTTAGTTTCTTTAGAATGTGTTTTACCATACATCGAATTATTTTCTCCAAATCCGCTATTACCCAAAATCTTTAGAAATCCCTTGCTTAGATATTTATCGCCTCTACATTTATGTATAGACACATGATCTTCAGGGTGTAATGCTATTAGATTATTAGGATGATTAATTTTATAGTCACTCCAACCATTCTGTTTCCCAACAGATCTTGGCACTATATGATGAACATGATAACCCTTAGGAATTTCCCATTCTGGAAAGAATTGCTTCCAATATGTGGTAAGATTTAATCTATAGTTGTTTTCATGGTAAATATTATCAGACACTCGTAACCCTTCATAAGCTTATTCTGATAATATTTATATTTAAGGGTTAAGATCGATCCTTGGAGCACTAACAGAATAATTACCACTACTGATACCATAAGTACCGCCACTCGTAATAACTTGCGTACCACCACTTGTTATACTAATATTACCAGTAACATCCCAAGTTAGATTGCCACCAACCTTTAATGTAACATTACCTAAAATGTTTTCAGTGAGATTTAATTTAACTTGACGTTTTACTTCACCATTGATAATTTCTTCTAAATTTGCTTCAATATATTTTTTAACACCAGCTTTAATATGTTCATCAACATCTGATGTGTGAATATAATGATTTCTTGTTCCTGCTGTTGCTTGTTTCTGGACAAAACTTCCATCAGGTTTTATTTCAATATATGAACCACTCTTATGATAAACTCGAATTCTTTCATTCGTAGCTGTGTCATCTAACTCTATAACATGACCTGATTGTGTTTCAAGTACTTGAACATTAGGATAGCTAGATAAATCATTTGTTGAAGATGGTTCATTTTGATTGACGTCTGCACCTGAATCAGCATCTAATGTTCCAATAACACTGTCTAAATTAGCATTAATCGTATTATGTATTGTTGTATTTGAGCCGTATGCTTTAACATCGTCATAGTAAATATCATTTATATATGTATTTGTTGCTAATCTATTAAAGTCTGGTTCTGTTAATCTGGCATCATATGGGAATACACCATCCGGATCTGTAAACCCTTCACCATCGCTGTACAATCTTTTTTCGGTAACATGTCCGGAAATAGTTCCAACAACAATTGGGAAATTTGGATTATCATCATTCAATATAACCCATACCCATGTTCCTTTCTTTAAGACTGACGAAATTCCAACACCAGCAACTAAACCAAATGATGTACTACCCATTACTTCTGCCCAAGGCAAATCAGCAGTCTTTACAATATTAAAAGTTTCTGTAGAATTTTCATTATTTTTTGTATGAATACCAAAAATTCTAACTTTTACTGCGCCGGGTTTAAGTGGATTATTGTTGTCTTCTACAACAGATCTGTAAAATTTCATTTATTATCCTCTAGGATTTTGAGAATCTAATCTGCAAAGTTCTAATTTATTTATTATTTTGTCGCCAACTATTCTGTCACTTACTTCAGCAACAAAATATTTACCATTAACCAAAGAGTCACCCTGTAATTGTGATGATGAGTATAAATGATTACCCTTTAGACTTATATTTACGATTGTTCCAACATTAGAATATAAGAATGTCCCAGGAACAACTATATCTAAATTATTATTGTGAATAAGAATATCAAATACATCGTAATCTTGATTACCTTGTGTAAAATGACCTTGTGTCTTATATTTTTCACCTGACGTTTCTTGATAATTTGTAGTATCTATATTATTCAATGCTAATGTTGGAGTAACTTCAGTTAGATTATTTGTAATGTCAATTATTTCTTTATTTCCATCATATCTAAATGTTTTTTCAATTGGTTTAAGCAAATTGATTTCTAAAGATGAATTATTATGCATATTAAAATCATGTATTTTAAAAACATACTCATTATTTAAAACATCATTTGAATAATGTAGATCAGTACCATCCGGTTTTAGTAGTGGTGGTACTGATGAAATATCAATTTCTTTAATATAGAATTTATTTCTATCTTGCCAAAAACGTATATTTTCTTGTTTAAGAAATTTAGTAAAGAACTCTAATGCTGAAATATCCTGTGGTACAACAAACGAATGAGATGTGCTACTATCAACAATGTCATACTCCATTCGATTGCTTGCTATTAAGTCATCAATACCAATATGTGTTAAATATTCTTTAAATGCATTTACTGGAGTATCTGTAAAACTTCTACTTATGTATGTATTCATAAGCTTATAAGTAATTTCATCAATAAATTCAACATCAAATATTTTCATACGCTCACCAAATAAACCAGAAGTTATTTTCGTGATCTTAAATGTTCTATAGAATTGATTTTTTAAAAAATCTCGAGCTGAAATGCTAATGGTATTATCATTATTGAATGGTTGATCTTTGTTATTGTTAAGATCAAATGAATCTTTAATCTTTATTGAACCACGCACTCCAAAATCAAAGAAACTAGTTTTAATTTCTGCTGTTACGATTTCAGTTGGATTTATTTCAACATCATCTATTTTAATAGATAAATGCTTTAGAATAGTAACATGATTAAATATCTTTTCAATTGACATTATTTAAAATAACCTGCTTCATATCCACCTTGTAAAAATGTTTGAATTTTAGATGGTTTAACAATTTTAATAGTTCGAAATATTTCATTGTCTTTAGAGTATTTTTCTTCATATGCTTTAAGCATTTTATTTTTAGTACTAATTGATACAGTTAAACCGCTATATTCAACAAAATTATCAAATTTATACTCTGCAGAAGAAACAATTCCATCAAAGTTAAATGGCATATCATATAATGCGTTCTTTCTATTAATAATTAAAATAATATCCCAAAAATCTGCATCACCATAGATATTAAGAGCAACATTTTCAAGGGTATCATCATCTTCTAATTGATAGTAATCAAACCAATCATTTGGACGTGTTTTAACATATTCATCAATTTCTTGAAAATTTATTGAAAAGTAATCATTAACATTTTTACCTTCAATTAATCTTTTATTAAATTTAGTGATAGTATTTTTTAAATAAGCCATCATTATTTCCTTGGAATAGTATTATAATCTTGTGCTGTTGTCATATCAACTTCAGCCCATGATAATGAAAGTTTCATATATTTTGGAACGCCATCTGCATGTTGTTGCATTGCACCATCAGCACCGTAATCAACAGATATATTTGTTAAGACAACTCGATCAAAATTTGACATTGCCTTAACATAATCATTACTTATGCTAATGTTGAAATAATACGGTGCAAGAACAGAAACACCACCAAGCACTCTTGATGGTGAAGAATATTGTTTTAATTTCATAACAATCATAATAATTTGTTCGGCTTCTTCGGCTGATCTTGGAACCAGATCAAATTCCATATCAAATGCACGTGGCTCTGAACCACCATAGTTTTGGAAATAACCTGGGTCAACAATAGGTTTTCTTAAACCAAGCGCAGATGTGCTGGCACCGAGAACCTTATCAATTGATAAGCCGTTTGTTATATTACCAATACCTGTTCCTCTACCACCAAGAACCTTACCAGCAACTTTACCAAGAAATCCACCAGCAATAGCACCTACATCAATATCAGTAACATTTTTACCAATTGATCCTAATATACCAGTATCAAGAGACCATCCGTGACTCTGAGTATCAGAGAATGAGTTTGGTAAAGGTAATACCAACGTATCTAATGTTTCACCTTCATCACTCTTTGAATTGAAGTCTAAATTTTGCTTAATGCTAAATACAGAATCAGCAGCTTCAATAACGCCATCTGCCGCTGATTTTAAATCGTCAAGAGCTTTTCTTTCTGCTTCACTAACACTCGATTGCTGGCCTGGCTTCATGACATTAATTGTCACTCTACGATGCTTATATTTGTCATCTCTTATATCATGTGGATATGAATATGTTGCCATTAAAAACCTCTTTAACTAAAATAGTTGAGTAATCTTCCTTCACCATTATTTTCGGAATTACTTGTATTATTTATATTGTTGCTTATAATAGGTACTATTGTATCAGCAATTGCTTTTGATTTAGTTCCGGTATCATACATAACGGTTTGCTTAGTTAAATTCTCATTGAATTTTCCAATAATATTCTCTCTTAAATCTTTATTTGTTTCAACTTGAGTATCTGGTAACTTCGCCGTTGAAGCAACTTCATCCTCTTTAACAATTTCTGATGTTTTATTAACAACTGCTGCAGTTTTTACAGTCTTTATGTCATTATTTGTTTCAGTTTCATCGTCATTATTTTCTGGTTGAGTTTGTGCAATAACTTTGTTTGTCGATTCTGCTTTAATTCCATTTTCACGAATTGCTTCTCTATTAATACCATTTGGTTCAACATGCCAAGTTTCACCAGCAACAGGACGTTTAAAACCATACTTATTAAATAATCCAGCATCTATAGATTTTTCAGCATTGACGGTGTTCATATCAATTGCTAAACCATAATTATGCATTGACTTACCAGGTGATGCAGCCTTTTCACCATGAGTTTCTTTTAATTTAGCCTGTTCTTCAAAGCTTCTAAATGCTGAATTTATTTGAATCTTTTCACCAAAAGTATCAAAGTATTCTGCAGCCATAGATTTTAAATTACTTAAAACAACTGGTTCTAAGTCATCAACAGCAGAAGAATCGGTATTATGTAATTTAAATAATTCATCTACTCTATAGTCATCAGGATTTTTAACTGTTTGATCAACATCAGGATTAAGTGAACTCTTCATAGTGTAATTAACTTTCTTTGGCTTTTCAGCCTCAACCATGTTTTGTTCATTAACTGCTTTTTGTACAGTACTTGCATTATCATTTGTTTCATTTTTATTCTTTATTCTAATGTCTTTTTCAGTTATATCAGCAAGCTCTTTTAATCTTTTAAGCTTTTCAATATCATCATCGTCCCAGTCATCTATATCAATAATTTCTTGAATTTCTTTTGCTTTAAGTTCTTTTAGTTTATCCCAATCATCAATCTCGGAATCACCAATAGTATCGTGATCTATAATACCCATATTTGAGTATTTTTCAATAACTTTATTGCCACCAACTAAATTATTAATACCTTTCGATGAATTTCCAGCATCAGCTAATCCAAATGTTAAACCAGAAATAATACTACCAGCAGCGCTTGATGCTTTATTAGCAGTTGTTGCTTCTTCACCTTCTTTAAGATCAAGTAATTCATCAGCTTTATTCCAACCTTGATAACCATCGTACACTGCCATACCTAATGCTAAGATTGGAAGTGCTCTACTTGCAATTTTTCCTAGTACTTTTGCACCACCTTTTAACATACTGGAAGTACTTTTAGGTGGCTTAAACTTAGATTTCTTTATAGGAGCTTTTACTTTAGATGTCTTTTTTGTCTTTTGCTTGGATTTCTTTTTATCTTTCGGTTTATCTTTATTCTTATTAGCAAATCCAAATCGTCCAAAACCAGCAGCCATGTTTTTTCCAACTGCACCATCACCTTTATCAAAACTTTCTTGACGTTGTGTTGCTAAACCTACGCCATGTTCTTCTTTATAAACTGATTTAATAGAAGTATCTTGCTCATCATGCATATCTGCCTGAATTTTTTCAAGAGTGGCTAATATTCTTTTATTAGTTATTAATAGTTTTCCATGTATTGATCCATCAGCAATTTTTTTATCTGATTTGGTACCATCTTCTTTATTAATTAAATAGCGCACTTGACTGGCAGCAACATGTTCACCAGTATCATCCAAATGATCAACAAGCTTGTCATTAGTTTCTTTAATCTTTTCAGAGGTCGCAACATCCATGTTTAATTTTTCATTAAACTTTTTAGATTTATTTGACTTTTCCTTGTCAATTATCATTGATTAAGATCCTCTCTTGTCTTATTTAATAGGTTAACTAAAATTGTTCTTTCAAACGAGTACATAGTATCTATATCAACTTTAGTATAATTACCAAAGAATGTTAGATCATTATAACTTTGATACATACTCATTAGTGAATCCTCACTCATATTATCAATAACGAATTCAACACCATCTATTTTCATATAATTCGTATGATTACATTTTTGGCATGTAATAGGTTTTCTAAAATTAAATTTGGTTATAGATTCTTCAACTTCTTTATATAGATCTTCATATTCATTTAAATCTAAATCATCAATCGTATTTTCATCTTCACCAATAACAAATTCATGAAAATTGTCTTCTGTTAATGTTTTGAATTGATCAATAATTTTATCATTTTTTATATCTGACGATGTAATAATATTAGATATGTTTAAAACATTTTCATTGCCTGAATCACATTTACTACACTTAAATTTTAAATTGAGATCATCACCAACTGATAATTCCCTAAATTTATATAATAATGCAACCTTTTCGTTGTTTGACAGTTGTTTAATAACATCTGTACTGATACCACACACTTGAAGAGCGTCATCAAGTGATGGCGTACCTACACTACATATTAATAGTAGTTCTTTTTCTTGGTGAGTCGTATATGGGTAAATATCAAATGATTTTCCACTATACTCAAACTTATTTCTAAGCATTATACATCCCAAGACTCAGGAAAAAATCCAGGGAGATTATCAAACTCATATTTCTCTGTTTTATTACAATGAGGACATTTGACTGTTTCAATATTATCAACTTTGAAACGCATCTTCTCCCAATCTAAAAATATTTTTTCAAATACATCAATATCTAAATTATTAATAACTTCAATTAAATCATCGAATGACATACCATCTTGATCATTATAAGATTCAATATGCAATATAAAATCAATTATCTTCTTTGTTTCATTATCACTAGTATTTAAAATAGCATTCTCGTAAAAATCTCTATTTCTTAAATTAGTCATTGTGAATATTTGATTTTTGTATATGATGTCACCATATTCACCAAAAGTTGGCTTCATTATTGCACTTAAATCAGCGCTATATTCAAATTCTTTATTACAATGGCTACATGTAAAATCATATTGCACTTTTTCATTGATAGATTCTTCTCTAATATTCACAAGTAGATAATTATATTCTTCCTCACTTAATGCAAGATTACTATCTTCTAAACAGTCATATACCAAAGCCTCTTTAATTGCTAATGGATTATCTTTATTTGATAAAAACTTCTTTTTATCTTTTACCTTCCATTTTCTAAACTTGACTTCTTTATCTTTGATTTTAGTGCTATATTCGAAATTTTCTTTTGACATTTATAAACCTTATTTTAAAAGTGGTAGTGTACACTTAAGTTGTACTGTAAATTCAGCTATTTGTGCTTCGGTAGTATTGTTAAATTGAACTTGAGATACACTTTCAATCATTGCATCCTGAAACTCAAATATTTGCCTATTTTCTTCATCCCAATAGTCAGGGTCCTTTGACAATATAACTGACATTTTAACTTTGTCGAAATAATTCTTCTGCTGATAAAAATATGCTTTAACAAATTTCTTATAGAACAACATTTGATCTTGATCTCTAAATGTTATGCTAAATCTATATAATTCATCTCGACCATTATGCGTTTTCCATCTATCACCAATAAAAACATCAATTGATTGGTTTGTAAATTGAGGGGTATCTATACTTATAATATTTAGATTAATATTCTCTTCATCCGCATTTGTCCATTGTATTTCTTTTTTAATGGCATCAGCAAACTGTATATGCACATTAAATGTGTTAACATATGACCATTTAGTCTCATATGCTTTAAGTAAACCTTTAGCAAAATCCATTACATGCTCCCTTCAATAATTAATATTTATACTTCTTTTAGATATAAATATAGAAAAGAAAGGAGTTTTTATGTCTTCAATTGTACAAAATATTTTAGAAAGAACTATTGGTGATGGTGCCAGAGCAACAAAATTTGAGTTATTTTTTGAATTTACTAACCCAGATTCTGCACCAACTGCTGAAGATGTATTGATTATGGCCAAAACTACATCTTTCCCAGGAAAGACACATGAAACTATAGATTTTAAGTACAAGGGTCGTTCAATACCAATAAAAGGTCAAATAAAATATACACAATCATGGGAATGTACATTCCATTTAACACAAGATCATTTGCTTAAAAACGCATTTGAGAATTGGATTGAAGCATTGGATCAAAAGCATAATTATATGGATCCAACTACACAGGCTCATTTAACAACAACTCAGAAAAAACATAGTACAAATAAAAACTATACAACAACAATTAAAATCTATCAAAGAGATTTTGATGATGAAAATAATACAGCAGTTTATACGCTCTATAATGTATTTCCTACAGAAATCGCACCGGTTCAATATAGTTATGAATCAGTTGGCCAAGTTCAGGAATTTTCGGTTACATTCTCATATAGTTATTTCACCCTAGAAGTACTCAAAGGAAAGGAAGGTAACTTTATTGACGTGCTATATGGTAAACTTCAGGATGCATCTAAAGCACTTGTTACTGGTACATTAGCAACAGTCGGTAATGCAATCAATGGTTTTGTTAAGGATAGTGTTGGTGATACCTTGAATGAATTAAATTCATGGGCTAAAGGTGATTCGAAAGATACATCACCACAAATAACAAGTAAGAAAGATGATGATGCAATCTCTGGTGGTTTAGGTCCTGATCACATGGATGAAACAATTCATGATAGAGTACATTCATCTGCCGGCCAAACAAATTAAGGATAACATATGTTTAGTATAAGTGATTTGAAAAAACATCTAGGACCCGGTCTTGGTCTTAGAAAAAACAAATATTTGATTGAAATTCCTATCCCAGGAATTGAGGGCGAGAAGATAAACATTCTTGCCAGATCTGCCGGGCTGCCGGAAAGAAATATGACTACTACTGAAATGTTTCATAAAGGTAGAAAATATAATGTTAGAGGTGAAACTGATTTTGTTGGAACATATGAAGTTTCCATTCTCGATGATTCTGATATGGCTATTAGAAAGACATTTGATAAATGGGCTAAAAAGGTTGATAATTCAAAACCAAAGAATAACGGTATTTTTAGTGGGGCATCTTATGAAGATGGAATTGGATCTCTTTTAAATACTGTTCAATCTGGTATTGAATTGACGAATCAAATAAAAAATGCTATAGAGGAACCAGAAGAAACTTTGGGAGGATTCTTCCTAGGTTTAATTGATGAGGGCTCTGCAGCATCTATTGCAAAATACCAAACAGATATTAATGTTTGGCAATTATCGTCAAAGGGTACTAAAGTTTATGGTTATAAATTACAAAATGCATTTCCTAGTTCAATAGGAATTGTTACTTTGGATGACGGTGATGAAAATACATTATCAGAGTTTAATGTGACATTCGCATTTAGTGAATTTGAGCCATTATCTAATGAATCTTTTGGTGACACGGTAGTTGATACTCTACTTGGCGATGATTTTAGAGATATCAGATATGGTATTGAAGCTTTGATAGAGTAAAATAATATAAATAATCTAAAAATAACAAAATTTTTTATAAGGAGATACAAACATGGCGAATCGTTTAGCGGAATTGAAAAACGCTTTAGGCGCTGGCGCAAGAGCTAATAAATACAGAGTTAATTTTTCTGTACCTGCTGCTGTACCTGTAACGTCTAATTTACAACAAGTTGATGCTCTATGTAAAGCAAGTAATTTTCCTGCGATGACTCTTGGTCAAATCGAAGTGTTTAATCAAGGAAGAAAACTTATTTTACCGGGTGATACAACATATACAAATGCATGGACATTAACATTCTATAACACAGAAGATCATGCTTTAAGAAAAGATATGATTTCTTGGATGAAATCAGCAGATCATTTCCAAAATAACGAGCATTCTGGTAATCCAGCAGCTCTTATGGGTGAACTATCTGTTGAACAATTAGATTCAGCTGGTAATCCAACAGCAAAATATACTTTCCATAATGTATTCGTACAGGAAGTTGGTGAGTTAGCAGTTGGTGATGATCAAGTTGATACCGTTCAAGAATTCGATATTACATTCAGCTTTACTGATTGGGTTGTTGGTGATGGTGAATTAAATGATCCAGCAGCTGGTAATGCAGCTTCATTAAATGATGTAGCTGGTTAATCTATGGTGAATCCTCTTCGGAGGATTCATTTTTAGGATTCATATATGGCTAGAAAACCAAAATTACATAAAAAAATTAAAGAATTAACACCTGCTGAATCGTTAGCACAGGTGAAAGCATTGTTAAAAAGAAAACGTCCAATGAAGAGCAATGAATTAAAGCCCGGACATTTAATTTTCTCAGCGTATAATGCCAAAGATAAAACACAAACATACGATCGAACACCTCTAGTTTTAATTCTAAGACGAAATAAGACACATACATTAGGATTAAACTTCCACTGGATTCCTTTCAGCATGCGCATCAATTTAGTTAAACATATTATGCAAATGAATGCTGCAAATATTAGGCAAAGAAAGCCACTACAGTTTAGTTATAAAGATCTGAAGCCAATGCTAAGATCATTGGGTTATGCACCATGTATTCGTTTATATATTAATAGAAGATTTGGTAAGCAGGGTGTCATCATTCCTAATTATCAATTGATGGATATGGCAAGATTAAGAACTGAAACATTTACAAAAGGTCGATTTACGGCGTCAGAGATGTTTCAAATGGCTAAATCAAAAGGTAAATCCAAGAACGGTTATAAAAGAAAGAAACAAAACAAATAATTATAAATAATAGAAAGGAAACATTATGTTAGATAAAGAAACTATTAGTAATGCTGTTGATAAGAAATATAGCAATTTTGCAAGTGCTGTTAAAAATGAACTAAGTTCTAAAATGGCAAATCATGAAATTTCAGCAACATATGCCGCAGAATTCGATAGAATTCAATCTGCAAAAGCGTCATATAATGAGATCAACAGCTCTAAAGAATAAATATTGGAGTAATTTATGGACAAAAATGTAAAGTTAATGTATGACATTGATGCATCGCCAGAATTTATTGTTGAAGAAACAATGAATGAAGCGACAGGCGTGTCATCAAAGCAATATAAAATAAAAGGAACTTTTAGTACTATTGGTGAAAAAAATCGCAATGGTCGTGTTTATCCTAAGCAGCTTTGGGAAAATGAAGTAGATAAATACCAAGATAACTTTTCAACCGGATCAATTAATACATTAATGGAGTGGGAACATCCTGCTAGAACTAATGTTGATCCAATGGAAGCAGTTGCAAAAATTACAAAATTAGATATTCAAGGTAAATTTGTAATGGGTGAAGCTGTTCTTCTTGATAATGAGAAAGCAAACCAATTAAAAACACTTATTGATAATGATATTAAAGTATCGGTTTCAAGTCGTGGTGTTGGTGCTGTTAAGAATGGAATTGTTGAAAGTTTTAAACTTGTAACATACGACATTGTTGCTGCTCCATCAGATTATAACGCTTCTATGAATGGTTTGGTTGAATCATATCAATTAAATGAAGGTGTTATTGAAGATTTAACGTTTAGCATCGATGAAGCTGGTAAAATAGTTCCTATTACAGAGTGCTCTGGCGAATGCGATATCTTTGAAAAAGAAGATATTGGCAATGCAGTTAAAGAAAAATTTACTCAAATTTTAAATGAGTTAAAGGGTGAATAATAGATTTTCAAATAAATCTATTATTTTTATAAATAATTAAAAAACAAAGGAGATGAAACATGTTAGAAAAATTGTTTGAATCACTAGATGAGAATGTTTTTACAAAAGAATTGAAAGAGTCTTTAGAAGCTCAATTCAATGAAGCTGTAGAAGCAAAAGCAGCATCTATTGCTTCTGAAAAAATTGATGAAAAGGTTGACTCTCTAAATGAAAAGTCTGAAGAGCACATCGATTTCTTAAATGAAAAAGCTGATCAATACGTTGAGTTAAAAACACAAGAACTTATTGAATCATTAGACAAGTATTTAGAAAGAGTTGTTGAAGAATTTCTTAAGGATGCTAAAGGCGCTCTTGATGAATCAATCAAATCTGAAAAAGCAGATATGATTATTGAAGCTTTCGATAGTATGCTTATTGCTACTGGCGTTGAAGTTTCTAAGATCGTTGAAGCAAAAGATGACAGTGATGTTCAGAAAAAATTAGATGAGTCTGTTGAAAAATATGATTCACTTGTTGAAGAGAATATCGGTCTTAAAGATGAAAATGAAACACTTATTAAAATGGGTGTTGTTAATGAAATGAAGGAAGGTCTTTCAATTGTGGAAGCTGAAAAGTTTGAAAAACTTGCCGGTCTTGTTGAATTTACTAAGGATGAAGAATTCGCTGGTAAATTAGAAACAATTAAAGAATCGATTAAAGGTGTTGTAGAAGATGAAGATCTTTCTGAATCTGTAGATGACAGCGAAAAAGATGATGTTAAGAAGCCTGCTTGGGCACACTTAGTATAATTTATCTTTTCAAAATTATAAATATAAATAAATTAATAAAATTTTAAATAGGAGAATTTTAAAATGGAAGAAAATATTCAAGCATTAATTGAAAGTTCTAAGTATACTCCATTGACTGCTTCTGATTCTGCAGCTATGAAACTTATGCTTGAGAACGCTGATGTTGAGCAAAACAAGATAATTGCCGAAGGTACTCTATCTGGTGATGTTGCTCAGTTTACGCCAATCTTAATGCCTTTAGTTAGACGTACATACCCTAACTTAATTGCAAATGAAATCTTAGGTGTTCAACCAATGGCTATGCCTACTGGTTACATTTATGCGTTAACTAACCGTTTTGTTGGTACTGGTAATAATGGTGCTCCAGCAAATGCTGCAACTGTTATTTTAGAAATTGGTGCTACTGGTGGTGTTGATACAGTTCTAGAAGTTGTTCCAACTGAAGGTGATTCAATCGCTTCATCTGGTACTGGTACTGGTACTGTACTTTATGTTGAAGGTGACTTCGCATCTGGTTTTAAAGTACTTGTTTCAATTACAGCTGGTGTTTTTGCAGCAACTGAAACTGTAACTGGTTTTACTTTACAGGACGATGACGTTGTAACAATCAATGCTACTTTTACTAATGAAGCTGCATTCAACTACATCTTAAAGAACTACACAGGTTCTTATACAACTGCTCAAGCTGAAGCGTTAGCTAAAGATATGAAAGAAGTTGGTTTCTCTATCGGTAAGAAAACCGTTGAAGCAAAATCACGTGCTTTAAAAGGTCAATATACTGTTGAGATGTACCAAGATCTTAAATCACAGCATGGTTTAGCAGCTGATGAAGAAATCATGGGTCTTATGTCTTATGAAATGCAATCAGAACTTGATCGTGAAGTAGTTGATTTTGTTAATGCAAATGCTACTCAATTAGCTGATACTGCATTTACTGCTGATTCAACTGATGGTTCAGGTCGTTGGGAAATTGAAAAATATCGCGTACAAGCAATTCGTATTGCTAAAGAAGCTGCTCAAATTGGTTTAGAAACTAAGCGTGGACAAGGTAACGTTCTTGTTGTTTCGCCTAAAGTTGCTACAATGTTAGAGCAAGTTGGTACTTTCAAAGCTGCTGAGTCAGTAAGTGGTGTTAAACAACCAGTTTCTGGTGGTATCGCTGGTACTTATGATGGTCGTTTTAAAGTTGTTGTTGATCAGTATGCTGCATCTGACTACTGTACTGTACTTTATAAAGGTATGGACCGTCGTGATGCTATGGGCTTCTTCGCTCCATACGTTCCAATGAGTTTTACTAAAGTAACTAACCAAGATTCTGGTCAGCCAGCGGTTATTGCTAAGACTCGTTACGCTTTAGATACTATCCCAGGTGTATCTTCACCAACTTCAAATGATCGTGCTAAGACGTACGCTCGTTCGTTCGGTGTTAACTTTGCAAATACTGTTTTAGCCTAATCGCTAATTTGGTATTGATTCTAACTCTTAGGAGTTAGGATTAAAGTTCAAAGCAATAAAAAAGCCAGATTTTATATCTGGCTTTTTTTATGCATAAAGAAAAATTATTACTTCATCCATTTCTCAGATATGAGATATTTTGCTCGATTGATAAATTGCCGAGCTGTTTCAGGATCATTTTTAAGCACTTCCTGCGCATCTGATAAAATTGACATTGTCAACATTCCATTAGCTTGGTCAGGACCACCAATTGCAATCGTTAAATTTGCTCCTTCATTTAATTGCTCAATAGTGCAACCAAACATTTTAATCTCTCTAACAATTTCTTCATCAGTTTTATTTTCTTCACTCATAATATTTCCTATTTAACAGATAGTTTAATTGATTTTGCTGTAACATGAACTCTTAGATGTTTCCAATCTGGATATTTTAAAATTGTTTTAAACCATTTAATGTCATCAATATCCATTCCAAAATCGTCATACCCAAAAACAAAAATAGATTTATCATACCATTCTACATTCTTTTTGGGATCAAATCCAATAAAATACTTAACAACATTGTTCTTATTTATTGATTGCATAACACTTTTACCATCTCCAAAAACCATGGCATAGCAACCTTGATCCTTGACAATTGTAATGGGTTTATTGCGTTTAACTGCTGCATCTAATAATTCAACTGCATCATCTCTTTTAATACTGATTATAGTCATTTTCTTTCCTTCATTTTTATTATATAGGAACTACTTTTGTTTTTTAAATTTATTTGCTTCTTTTAATAGAGTTTCAAATAATGATTCCGATGTTTCTTCAATAAGAACATCGGGAGCATCTGGATCATAATGACATTTTGCATCAAACATCATTTTTTTGATTTTTAAACTTAGATCAAGAATATCAGCAATTTTTTCAACTGCTGTCTTAAATGCTAAATCAAAACCATGATGATCAATACTAACTGATGTGTATTTTACATCACCACCGTTGTGTAGACGAATATAGAAAATTTCTACAGGATTTCTTCCTTTCTTTTCTTCAAATCTTCTATTTAAACCAACAATTGATCCATCAGCATGGAAGTATTTTTCTCCTGTCAATTTGATCAATTCATTATATGCGTATTGTCTAGATGCTAAAGAATTATCTTCCTTTGTGGCTTCCTTCAAAGCTTTTGCTTCATTTTTGCCAATCGGAATAAATCTTTGAATTTCTTGTTTGTTCCATGCTCGTGAAACTTTGAAATATGGTTTACCCTTAATATCAGTTTTACATATACTCATTTTCTTAATCCCCAATGATTAATTCAACGTATTCATTATAACAAAGCCAATATACATTGTAAACTGTTTATTTCAGGCACAAAAAAGCCAACTTATGTCGGCTTTTCAATAGTATTTGTGTAAAAAGTCCTATTTTACATAGATTTGTGAATATCTTTGTGGTAGATTATCACATTTGTCGTTTTTGTTTGGCGATTTGACATCAACACATTCGCCAGTTGATTGACTGATGTAAACTTCCGGTGTATCAAGTACTTGAGCGACTCCAGCCGTAAAAAAACCAACCAATAATAAACCAACAATAATTTCTTTTAATTTTCTCATATTCTTTTCCCCAAATTTCATGTTCCTCTCCCAATATTTTTAAGATGTTAATCATAATAATATGGGAGAACTTAAAAAATGCTTAATTTACTTATAATATGTCTTATATGTTTCTTGACTATATTCTTGGTAGTTGTTTGGGTCATCCAGTGCCCACATAAAGCCTTGTGCAAAAAGATATATTATAAATCCAAAGAAAGCCATTCTGCCTAATGCTATGCTTAGTTTTATCATAATAACTGCTGTTTCCATATTTCACCTCTTCATTTTTATTATGAGTCTATTATATCAATCCCGATATACATTGTAAACTTATTTTAGGCAATAAAAGGCCCATATACAATATAATCATATACGGGCCTTTATTGGTTACTTTTTAACCAATCTACTCAGTGAATTTATATTCTGTATTATATAAAGAATCGAGTAGTTCATCACTTAGATAAATAGTGTCTTTATCATTTTTAATAGCACCTAATCCTAGTGTTCTTATACGTTTTAGATTCTTATAATGTGTTTGGTATTTACGAGATTTCCACCATAAAGATTTACAACTAAGATAACGCTCAGCATCTTTAATACTCTCAACTTTGAAGAAATACCCCTCGAGAAGAATATTTTTCCAACGGATTGAATGCTTATCTAAAACAGTCTTGACTTTTTCATTATCAAGTTTATCACGTATTGATTTAATTTTCATTATATGTTCATTTGCTAATTCTAGAACATTAACTACGTGAACAGCCGAAAGACCAAAAGAGACACTATCCATATTATTACTCCGTGATGTATTCTTCAGCGAGTGGGAATACTTTTGAAATTGCTTTTGCTATAGCTATTGCAATATCCATGTGTTCCTGTTGTGTTCCATTTGCTGATCTTAATTCAATAAAATGGATCCAACTTCTAATAGTACCAGCCATGTATAAACGTGATTTTGTATTTCCTTCTGGAAGAACAGCACGAGCTTGTTCTTTAGCAATACCATTTGCAATTGCCCAATCATATGCATTTTTAGCAGCATCAATTACATTGTTTTGCATCTGTTCCCATTGTGTCATAAGAAAACGATGTTCATCATTGTTAATATCTACAGGAATAGAGTTTTGACGATTAACAGGGTCTTGTAAACGAGCATCTCTTAATTCAAATGAATCATCCATATCCTGTGGATTAGCATAACGTTGTGAAAATTCTTGGAATGAGAATGAACGATGACGTAGCATCTGGCGTGCAATATCACGAGTTGTTTCGACTTCCATTGTACACGATGCCATTTCTAATGGTGAAAAATGTTTATGCTCTAATAAATAAGCAATTAACTTATCAGTAGTTTTTGAATTATTCTGATTTGATGGGTTTGAAACTCTTGCACAAAATGCAATTAAATCTGTTAATGATTCTAAACCAGTGTCATCAATAAACTCTTCAGTTGGTTTTGAATATGATATTACTTTAACTTTCAATACTTAGTCCTCTTTTATTTCAATAAATTGTTTCATTTGTTTCTTTTCTTCTGTTGGCTTTCTGCCAAATAATTCAGCCGATCTTACAGCTAAATACATTATATTTCTTTTAATAAAACCAACGCCATTATCTTTTAACATTTGTAAAAATAATAAATCACCTTCTTTTCTGGTAATAACACCTAAGTGCCATAATGTACATGTTGCATCGTGAATAATTGCACTTCCAACATATTTACCTCTAAGCGGGCATCCTATTAAAGCCCAAAATAATCTTGGGATTGATGCACCATCTGTTATAAAACCAGCTTTAGCGATATATTCTTTATTGTTATGTGTGTAACTTAATGTGTCGCCCAATCTATAATTATTAAAATCTACTCTTTCTAATATTGTTTTTCCCTTAAACATATAACCACTCCTTGATTATGATTCTGTTAATATAATTCTTCCTTCATTTATAAGGATTTGTCTATTATACAGATGTTGCTCTTGAATTTCTTCTTTTGTTTTTCCTGTATAGATAGCTGCTAAATGTTCATTTAATAACGTATCGGTTAATTTCACATCATTAATTATGAAGTCGCCAAGTATTCTACCAAAGCTACCTTTAAATGCTGAACTAACAAGTTTTATATTAGATGCTTTTGTTAATTCGGATACTCTCGCCTTAGCAAGTAATCCACAAACCTTCTCATCAAAATCTTTAGTTCTAACTTCAGGTGTATCAATATTTTCTAATCTAACTCGTTCGTTTTTTAACCAAACGCCAAAGCCTAGATCAATATTAACGTCAATGGTATCACCATCAACAACTCTGACAACTTCACAATTATATGTGTACATTAGCTTTTTCCTTTCCAAGTTTGGAATCCATAGAACGCTGCAACTATACCGGCAACCGCAACAAAGTATGTTGGAGCCATACTGCCAAGAATATCAGCAGCTTTTTCTAAACCTAATAATGATGATAATACAACAGCAAATGGGTATAATAACATTCCAAATAATGCAAACCATGCCATTGCTCGTTGCGCGTTATCTTTCTTGTCTTCATTTTCTAAATTTTGGATTCGTTCTGCACGATCCAGTTCTTCATTTGTTGTTTTACCGTCATCATCTAAATCAAAATTAAAGTCATCATCCATAATATTCTCCTTTTTAGAGATATTTATAAAAGAATCATTAGTTTTGATTTAAATCGAGGTTATATTCTAACATGAATTTCGTTAATTTATGGGCAAATTCAGAATCCCAGGCCTTAACATCCTTAGGGAAACAAGCTCCTCCAAATCCTCTAAATCCATCCATCCCAACTTGACTCATATTTGGTTGTGGGAATAATTTATATAGATTAGCCATTTTTCTGGAATTGCCGGTTGTATCTTGAATGAATTCCCAAAAAAGAACCTTATATGCTCCATATAAATTTCTTGTATATTTAAAATCACATGCTTCTTTAAGAGTACATACTTCAAAGTGCATTGGATTAATTGAATGATTTTCGTATAGTTCCATTACACTTTTACAATGTCTGGCGTCACCACCTAAGATGACAATATCTTGCTCTAATGCATCCATTGCAAATGTGTTCTGGTTTAAAAATTCAGGACTAAATACTAGATTTAAGCGTTCTTCATATTTACTTAAATAACTATATGGAACGGTTGACTTAACTATGACAATACCTTTGTATTCACTTTTTATTAAAAATGCCAGCATTTCATCAATTGCACTTGAATCAAAACCATCTTCATTTGATGGAGTTGAAACACATACGAATATAAAATCTGATTTTACAACATCACTTATTGATTTATGATTTTTGTACTTATCATATATAGAAATATCAACGTCATTTAATGTTAGTATTGTCGCTTGACCAACATAACCATACCCAAAAATACCTACTTTCATAATTGCCCTTTTAATTCTTCTATTGATGTTCTGCCATCTCCAAATATCTCATTAACGTTATATTTTTTATTTAAGAGAAGCTTATATCCGGGTGCAGGATAATTATATGGATAACAGAAAGAATTAATTATAATATCATTTTGCTTAAAGTTCTTTATCATTATCTTAGTTTCAAACATTGCGGTGTGCATTTGATCAACTAATCTTGTACCTTCTAACTTTGGATGAGTATGGGAATGTCCACCAATAAAACAATTAGTATATTCACTAATTTCTTTAATCTGATCCCATGTCATATAGGCTGATTTATCATCGCCAACTCTATAATTTTTATGGGCATCTCTACAACTAATAAGTTCTTTATTCTGTAGTTTTTCATCAGTACAAACAATATCTGTACTAATAAAGAAATACTTAGGTCCATCGAACTTTAAAAAATGTTTAAAGTGTTTGTATTGTGAATATAAACCATCATCAAATGTTAAAATATCAAATTCAGATAAATCTAATTCTAACATCCAATCATGCACTTCATGTATTTCTAAAATCTTAGGCATTAAATTCTCTATAAATCGTTTTAAAATATTCTTTATCAGAAATATTAGGAATATTTTCCATTGAATATAATGAGCACATCTTTTCTTTAAATTCTTTATCGATATTATTCACAGTATCAAAATAAGTTTTTGAAAAGTGTTCACTCTCAGGTATTTCAAATTCATATAACTCTTTTACGTTTGTTCTTGATGGGCGACAACATATGCGTACAGCATGACTAGTCACCTTATGATCTTGATGTAAATCATTTTCTGATACAGTAAATACTCTTTTAGGTTCAAATTCATTAATTACACCTTCAATTATTCTGGTAATTGCTGATAATGGTGTATATTCTAAAGATAAATCATCAAATCCATATATCTTATAATGATACCCGATAATATTTGCTATTGATTTAAATGTTTCTATTCTAGATTCACTAGATTTATCAAACTTACGGCCTTTGCATAATGAAACTACAAGGACCTCATTGTTTTGGTTGTAACATAATTGCTGCAATGTTCCTGATAAACCGAATGTTTCATCATCAAGATGAGGTACTACGACTAATGTTTTCATTTATAATATCTTCCATGTTGTATTTACAAGTATAAAACCTATTAAGTTTATCAGTATTCGGGTATCTATCATAAATTTCGCCAAAGCTTTCATCAAGTGGAATATAAACTATATTCGATTTACTATTAGTCATATCAACTATAGTTTGTGAAAGTGCATTTATACTGATAAGGTTTTCATCATTACCTATATTATAGGTTTCGTTTTCATATTCTTTATTTAAGAATATCATTAACATATTAACCGCATCTCTAACATCACAAAAACTTCTTAATTGACGTCCATCACCATTAATAATTAAATCTTTATTGTTTTTTGCCGCATCAATAAATCGTGGAAGAACATGTCCATAAGTTCCAGTTTGATTCTTTCCAACGATATTAAAAAACCTACAAATCGTATATGGAAAGTTATAACTCTTAATATCAAACTCGGCAAAAAGTTTTGATGTAGCATAATTTCCTCTAATTGTAGATAAAATTTCTAAATTATCTGTTTCCTTTGATCCTTTAAGACTCTTAACATTCCCATATACTTCTGACGTGCTACCAAAAATAACCTTAATATTATAGAACTCAAATATTGGAAACAAAACATTATTAATATTATTACTATTCTTAAATGTTTTAGATGGATTTTCTTTAATATGTTCAACGCCAATACTTGCCGCTAAATGATAAACAACATCAATACCTCTAAAAATATCAATAAGCTCATCAGAATTACTTCGTTTTGATAGGTCCATATTATAGAAAACAGCATTTAATCTCTTAATGTTTTCAACACTTCCGGTAGATAAATCATCAATGATAATTACATCATGACCATCATCAATTAAAGATTCTGCAAGATTGCTACCAATAAATCCGGCACCACCAGTAATTAATATTCTCATGTGTTCTCCAAATAAAATGCAATAACATCTGGAAGTTTTTCTTCAAACGTGTATTTCCAATCCCAACCTGTACTTTTTAATTTTCGATTATCGATATTGTAATTGTCATCTGTATATGGTCTAGCAATTTCACTAAATTTAAATCTTGCTTTTAGACCTAAACCATGAGAAATTTGATTAGCAACAGATAAAATGCTTATTGATTCTGGACCAGCTATATTATATTTTCCAAATTCTACATCTTTTGTCATTAATAAAAATACTGCATCGCAAACATCCTCAACATAAATGTAATTACGCTTAGGTATTTTACCATTGGATGTATGAATGGTTAACGTTTCATTATGTAATATTTTGTTAATACATAATGGAATAAATGCTGATGATTGTTGACGTTCGCCAAAAACGTTTGTACAATGCGTAATAATTGTTGGTAATTTGTATGTATGATGATATGCTGTTACAAATTCTTCACCACCAGCTTTTGATGCACTATATGGATTTGTACAATGATATGCAGTATTTTCATTTGATTTACCTGAAATAGATTCAGGTCCAAATACTTCATCAGTACTAAAATAAATAAATTTCTTAAGATTCTTTTGTTTTCTAGCAAACTCTAAAACATTTAATGTTCCAATTGTATTAGACATTGCGGTATCAATAGGAGCAATAATACTTTTATCAACATGACCTTGAGCGGCAAAGTGAATTATATAATCATAGTCATAAATCTCACTTTTAATTTCTTTTTGGATGTTCCATTTATGAATCATAATATTATTATTGTCGGTGTTAGTGCGTTCTAAATACTCAAGAAAAATATTGAAGTGCTCAGAATTAGAAAAATCATCAATAATAGTAATATCAGCGTATGTATTACTGAAGATTTTTTGGACAAAATGACTTCCAATAAAGCCAAAGCCACCAGTAATTAAAACTTTCATTCACTAATCCTTGGGTAATCGTAATATGCACCAAGTTTAGAATCAATATCTTTTGGTAAAAGTTGATTTAATAAAATAACACCTTTGGCTGCATTATCTGGTGTCATATACATATGATAACCTTGCATTGATAAATTTGGATCTTTTGAAATATGAATTGATGGATCTGATCGCCCATCATAACCTAATTGTTTTAATGCTCTGTAATCTTCTTCATTGTCTAAAAGAATTGCTCCACCACGACCAATTGGTAATGCTTTCTTTTGTTGAAATGAAAGGCATTGTACTTGGCCAGGGATGTACATATCTTCTTTAAAGCCAACCGCACAATCGTATATATTTGATTTGCCGATTTCATAAGATTCTTTCCACTTAATATCTTTAAATACTGGAACGTATTTAGCAATTCTGATAACTTGCGGTACACTAATATAAGTTTGGTTAGGAATTTCTACTTCGTTATCAAAATCATTACCATAATAATCAAGTGCTAAAAATATTGAATTAGTACAACAATCTGTAAGTACAACATACGGAGCACCCGTAAATTCTGATAATCTTTTTTCGAAAAGTGTTATAAAGTCGTAGTTATTTTTGAAGTCCATCTAGTCGTCTCTGTAGTTTAAATTTATATATTGATAAGTTGACATTCTTCTTTTCATAGAAATGTTCATGCCAAAAATAAACGTTTGTTAAATCCGTGGCGATTGAATAACCCTCGCCTTGTTCATATCCATTGATAATTTTAAAATTAAATATTGTACTTAACAAATCGCTACAGTATTCTTCTTTATCATAATCTCTTAAACCATCTGCCAATTCGTAAACTTCTTCAACTTTAGGCATGTGATCTAAAAGTTCTTTATAAAAGTTAAAACGTCCTGCGATGTTACAAACAAATCCAGTATTTGTTAAATTTGGAGCGAATACAGGTGTTCTTTGAGATTTATAATCATCTTTGAAATATCCACCTAAGTATGCTTCTTTTTTATTTGACCATAAGTCATCAAAAAAGTCTTTTGGGAATGGTCTTAAAATCTCCATGTCTAAATCAATATGAATTAAACAGGTATCTTGTAAATCGGGATGTGTTTCTAAATAATGACCAACATAATGAACATTCATAAAACCATGTTCATGCACATTAAAATATGGTGGTTCTTCTGAAATATATGTTACATTAAAATCATCGTAAAAATATTTTGTTTCTTTGAGAACATTGCCGGTTGGATTCATGATATAAATTGGAATATCTTTCAACCAACCAGCGCTCTTTCTCCAAGACTTTACACAATTTATGCTTTCTCTTTCATAATACCTAAATGCTATATCATCTCTTTTATTATTAATCGCATTTTCATTCTCAACCGTCAATATTAAAGCATATTTTTCTTTCATTTAATAAGTATATCCAAAGTAACCAGCAATATCAGCTGGGATTTCACTAGGCTTATTAACATAAGCATCAAAACGTGTTGTAATGATGTCCACTAATAAACCAACCTTCATAATTCTATTCTGAGTGATGTTCATTTCTTCCCAATCATTTAGACCCGGTGTTGTCGCATCAACTCGTTTAAGCTTTTTATTTAACTTAACTGTAAGACCATTTAAATCAAATGTTCCAGTTTCAATTACATCTTCATAACGCATTCTAACATCTACGTCATCTTCAAATGCTTTTAAGAAATGAAGATTATCAAATAACATAAAATTCTTACATTCATCTTCATTCCATTTATCAATAACGAAATTTCTGTTTGTATCCATTAAGAAACTATTAACTGGATCACGCATAATTTCAATAGTTGTTACTTTTTGTTGATGATTTCTCATCATCTCAGCTTTAAAATCTTCTAAATATGCACCATAAATATTTGCAACTATTACAACATCTCTGTTATCAACTAGTTGTTCTTCGATACTATCAACAATACGATCATAAGTTCTAAGATTTGTTGGTGTTTTTGGGCCATATTTAAATTCAATATTATCAGGTGTATTAGCAACAGCACATGTTTCTTTTTTAGCTTTTTCTTTTATTGAATCAAACTCTTCAGTCCAGTCAACTTTATTAGCCTTATAAAGTACTCTATTGCCTCTTTTAATCTTGTAAACATTACCATCATTACTTCTACTAGGTGTAACAATAAGACCATCGATTTTGACAGGTTGTGCAGTTAAAAATTGGGCAATACTACAACCAATCATATACTTTGCAGCTTTTTCCGAACCTCTAACGATATAAATCATGTGTATTTCTCCTTTACACGGTTTTTTTATTATTTATATCGTATTGTCTCAATTACATTATAATCACGTTCTAAGTGAGCAATAATATGATTAAGCCTATCGTTATGAATGTTATCTTCAACGTAAAGGATATTAACATTAGCTTTTTTATTGTACATGTAGATAAAAAATTCTTTATCATCTATCTTCTCAAAATGCTTTAGATCAATTAATTTAAGCGTACCATTAGAAGTCCTTACTATGTTATAGCACATTGAATTATAAAATGGTGTATATCCATTAAAATTTCTATGCTTTTTTAAGTAGAAAAACTCATCTCTGGAAATTTCTGTAATAGGATCACCATTTATGTAATCCATATAATAAAAATCACCTTTATCTTCT